AATCCATTGATGCTGATAAACTTGCAAAAATTGGAAAAGGTATTCTTGACCTTGGTTTAGGAATGGTTGCATTTGCTGGTGGTAGAGCAGCCGGTGGACTTGCAGATATGGTTGGGGGAATCGGTAATGCTATTGGAAGTTTATTTGGTGGAGAGGACAAAGGCCCACTTCATATATTTGCGGCAATATCTAAAGATACATCTATTGATGCAAACAGACTTGCAGCATTGGGTGGTGGTATTAGTGATCTTGCTACAGGGTTGGAGACTTTTGCAAAAATTGATACCGCAGGGTTAACTAACAATATGACTCAATTAGAAAAAATGAGTGGTAAAGGATTTTTTGAGAGTATCGGGGAAGGAGTTAAAGCTGCAGGGAGTGCTGTAGCAGAAAAAACAGGACAACTTAAAGAAGCTGTAGTAAGTAGTGCAGAAGGTATGATGAAATCAGAAGCTGGCAGTACTAAAGGAATGGTTACTACAAGAAAGAAATATGTAAATGGAAAATTAGTTGTTGATGAAATAGATGGAGTGTCACAGTTAAAGGGAGCTGCAACTGGTGGATTAATAACTCCGAAAACTGCGGGAATATTTCAATTACATCAAGGGGAAATGGTTCTGGACAATGCGGCTGTAGCAGCATTTAGTAAATCCCTGAACCTTGTTAATATGTCACAGGCAAATGAATTGGCATCAGTAGGTGGTGGTGGAACTCTAGTTATCATCAACAATAATAATGTAGATAATAGTATGCAAAGTAGTCAAACAACTGCGGTATCTATACCCGCACCTACAAGATCTAATGAGTCCACATTGAGAGCGTTACAGGCGGCCTAGTGAGAACTTATTCAGCTCCCACTAGGTTTAATTGATTAAGCTTCTTGAGCTAGTTTCTGAAAATAATCCATAGACTCATCACCATCATTGGTTGATTCAACCGCTGGTTTAGGTGGAGCCGTATAAGGTTTACCACCATCAAATGGAGCATCTTTCATGAAACCCCCTTGATCGCTTTCAACTTTAGCTGATAAATTACCCAAACCAAGAACACGTTCCAGTTTAGTTTTGAGTTCATCAAATGTTTTGAACTTATCTTCACTTACCAACTCTTTCAAAGAGCTTTCCGACTTCCAGACTTCTTCCAGACGAGCTTCATCTTCAAGAAGTGCACTAGGAGCTTCAAACTCAGACTTATCGTAATTAGAATAACCTTCTACTTTACGAATTTTCATCTTGAAGTTTGCACCAGCCCAAAGGTCAAATGGGTTTACTGGACTCTCATCTTCAAACTCTGGATTCATTAGGTCATTAATCTTGTCAAAGATTTTCTTACCGAAACGATAAAGTTTGATTTGACCTTCATTCTCTGGATGAGCTGGGTCTTTGAGGATATACACATTAGATGTGTAATTCAATCTTCGTTTCTGTTTACGGGCAACCTCTTTGTTTGCCTCAATACCAGAATTCCAAAGTGTGGAATTGTGTTCACTTACTGGATCTTTTTGACCAAGAGTAGTCAAAGAGTTTTCGATGTACCAGCCACCCGGGCCCTGAAATCCATGATTCCAGATTCTCGCCCACGGCAAGTCTTCACCTTCTGGTGCTGGAAGGAATCGGATAATAGCGTAACCATTACCTGACTTGTCCAACTCTGGACGCCAGTAACGATCATCAGCTTCACCGAATGTATTTGGATTGGATATTTTCTCAGTCTCTTTGATTAGAGACGCGAGGTTAGTTTTACTACGTTGTTTCATATCTGAAAAAGACATAATCTACCTTTCGTATAAGTGTTTAGCAATGTATAGTTTGTTTTGCAGTGTATAGTTATATTATAACATATATTTGATATTTGTCAACCCCCCTTTCAAATGGGAAGACGTGCGGTTTTAGGAAGGAAGTTGAGTTGTTCAGCTTCTTCCCGAATTCTTTGCTTGAGTTTACCATTAATTAAACCCCCAGCAGTTTCCGGCTCCATATTATTTGATTCACAATAATACAAAACCGCGTCCATGTAACTCATACTAGTATCAGTTACAATATCTTGAATTTTCACAAAAAACTCTTTAGCAGTTTGAGTTTGTAACGACATCATATACCTTTAAATTGTAGATTGTTTATTTTTATAATCTTTTATTGCCGCCTTGATTGCATCTTCTGCAAGAACTGAACAATGTATTTTAACTGGTGGTAAAGATAGTTCTTTTACTATCTCTGTATTCTGTATCGTACTAGCTTCATCAATGGTTCTACCTTTAACCCATTCTGTAGCGAGACTTGAGGAAGCGATTGCACTTCCACATCCAAATGTTTTAAACTTTGCATCAATAATTTTATTATCATCATCTACTTGTATCTGTAGTTTCATAACATCGCCACATTCGGGAGCGCCCACAAGACCAGTGCCGACATCATTACGCCCAGTATCCATACTACCAATATTTCTCGGCTTTTCATAATGCTCCAATACTTTTTCTGAATATGCCATAAGTGATCTATTACCTAGAATATTTCTTGTTTGAAATTAATTGTACAATCCAAACCATATTACCACTTTTAAGTTTCTTTGTATATGTAGTTTTAAAAGTACAATCGGGGTCTGGAAAATATGGTACTCTTAAACAAGCCACTTTTTAATTCTTCATCCACACAGGTTTATCAAACTGTTCTTGTTTGATTGAAAAACTAGTAGAACAACCACACGTTGAAGCTGCTCTTGGATTTTGAAATCTTGGGCCTGGTGCTGATAGATCAGTAGACCACTCAATTTCAAGACCATCAATAACAATATGACTTTTTTTATCTACTACTATTGTAACACCTTTTGATTCAAATGTCAAGTCACGCTTGTTTGGATTATCAAACGTAAGTACATACTCATACCCAGCACAACCACCACCTTTAACTGCTACTCGTAGTGGAACATCATTTTCTAATTCTTCATCTTCACGAATTCGCCTAAAATTTCTTGCTGCTCTTTCGGTGAGTTGAATCAAAAATCTCCTCTAGTAACTGCTGTGATTGCATCAATCTGTTTGTTAAGAATGTCAGTCCTACCAGGCCACTTAATCCATTCTCTTTTGTCACCATCCTTGGCAAGATTTTTGAGAAGTGGAAGAATCAACTCTTCTACTTGATTCATTCTAGCACCCCACTTATCATTGAGTTCTTCTTTTCTATCTGACATTTCATCACTCAGAACTCTCATACTATCAGTAAGACCTGCAATCTTAGATTCTATTTTTTCTAACTCAGGTTTCATACTAGCAGTGGCAGTAGAAGCTACTTCCTTTGCTGTATTAACCACAGTAGTTTGTTGGGCTTTGTACTCGTCTTCGCTGACCGTACTAAATCCAAAATCATTAAAGTCAGCCATTGTCTTTTTCTCCATTTACTGTTGTTGGTGGTATATTATTGTTGTGAAGTTGCTGCGACTCTTTATCCTCAGCATCATCTTTATCTTTGAACCAATAATCTGTTGACTTAGCT